ATCTAATGCACTTAAAAATGCACCGCCGGCACCACCACCATACCCTCTGTATCCACCACCGCCGGCGCCACCATTAGAACTAGTTCCTATCGTTCCATTACCGCCGCCACCACCATTAGAAGAAGCACCACTACCACCACTATTTACACCTGACACCTCCAGAATAATGCCATTATTCACAAACATCCCTTGACATTTGATTCTAACAAATCTATTAACACTTATCGTCACACCAGCAGGAATAAACACGCTCCTATACTGTTTTAGCCCGCTAATCGTTGTATTGCCAGTAGGTCTAAAATCGCCGTCACTGCCATCACCACGATCAAGCCACCATGCCGGAAAGCGATTATTTTTCACGCCTGCAAGTGTTCCCATTCCGGTGTAGCTTACCTGAATGCTTTTGCCTGCATCTGCGCTGGAAAACTCAATTAAGCCGGTGTTCCAATCTTCATCACCATCGGCATTAGTAGAATAGTCTGGCCGGAATTCGCCCGCTCCCGGTGTTGCCGCAACTTCAGTCAAAACCGTTGTTGTCGGCGCACCTGTTGTTTCATCCACATAAACAACCTTCATATTGCTAGGGTCTTTCTTCTGCGGGACTTCATTTAGCCGCACTACAAACGGACTAACAGCCGGAATTATATGCATTTCTGTAAAATCTACATAGTTCGTAGTCCCTCCATCACCAATAAAAGGATTTATACGCATATTACTTGGATCTGCCATATCATCACATCCTTTTCATATTATTTGACAAGCTGCGTATTAGCAGCCTGCTGTAAAAGTTCATTATTGCGGGCATTCCGCTCAATATCCAGCAAATACTTTGCCGTAGGCGGATACGGAGGCTCGCCCAACTCCATAGAAAAATCAATACCCTTTTCACCGCTGATCGTATATTTTAACTTGGTTATTGGATACTTACGTTCTTTACCTTCCTTGTCACTTATAAGCGCCTGCCCATCTGTAGATAAACGCCGTACCCAAAAAACACCGTCCGGCTTAGGATATTTCAGCTTAACACCTTTTGCTTTAGCAGAAAGAACAGGATTCTTGTATTTTGCTAATTCAGACTGTCCCCAGCGCTCAGCATCAGCAGCAGTATAAGCGGTTGGCAGCGTCCAAACTTCTTCAGATACGCCGTATAAGTCTTGGCTTTCTTTATCCTCTACAGTAGCCAACCAGCTCTCACCCTCACCGTCAATGGCCGCACCTTTGATACGCGCGTAATTTACGATCTTATCAATGCTTTGTGTCGGTTCAAATCCGTCCATATGCTGCCCTACCCAAAAGCGTGCTTCTTCATTGATCTCATCAACACGTGGCCTAAAGAAAAATTCCCGGTATTCATCAACGCCATAAATAAAATCTGTTGCAAACTCTGAAAGCTGTTCCAGTGCTTCCTTAGCACTCACACCGTCAAAAACGATTTTCTTAATATCATAGCCAACGTCATATATTTTGTTGTCGTTATAAACAATACCAGTCTTAGCTTCAACCTGCCGACAAATATTACGCACAATATCAGCAATCTCCTGATTCTCATAAGTGCCAAAAATAAGCACCTTTTCCAGCTTATCAAAATAGCCATAACAGGTTATTTTATAATCTGTTCCAGTACCGCCGCTGTCAGGACGCGTTAAAACATGCCCGCTGTACCACGGCCGCTTATCTGCAAACAAATAAATATCAATCCGCTGTCCATAGCTTATTTCTGCAAAACTTGGGAACTGTTTGAAATTGAGCGTTGCGCTGCCGCAGCCTGTTTTAATATTTTCAAACTCGATTTTATTAAACGGATTATTTTCAGTATCCCTTGAAAAAATCGCCGTTTTCGTACCATCTTTGTTATAAAAAATAACCTGAACGTAATCAGGTATATATTTTACTTCCGAAGGGTCAGGCCCCGGCCCTGGCCCGCTTTGCTTTTTTACAGACGCTGCCCAAATATAACGTCCAAAAAGTTTATTGCCAAAACGCATATTCATGCCAGCCACCTGTTACGCCAGCGGATTTTTACTGTACCGGCAGCGCCGTTAAACAAATAAGTATTTTCACCCGGTCTTGCGGTCAGAAACTGGCCGCTGAAAGCGTTAATAGCATTATAGGTCCCACGGCGTACCGTACCGGCTTTAGTATCAACAATAAGCGTTGCCGGTTTAGTCAAAAGCGTATCCGCTACGCGCATACTATACCCGCTTTCAATATGCGTGATAGTTACATCGTTCATCGTTGTAAGCGGTATTAATTCAATGGTCAGCGGCGTTTCAACGCTACCGCCATTGCTGATAACAATTTGGGCATCCTTAGCAGCTGTTGCAAATTCTGTAACCAGTTCAGATTCAGCGCTGTCATAGCGGAACGGGTCAGATAAAAGCAGCGTTATATCAACTTCACCTTTAGTCCCTTTGAAGCTGTCCACCCATTTTTCTTTAGTGCTGGCCATGCAGGCAATATTATAGTACCCACGCCCGCTGCCTGATTGCAGCTGATAGTCACGCTGATACATGAGCTGATACAGATCGTTAAGCTTGGCATCGTGTTCAGCTGGTGTACTGCCTTCAATAACAAAGCCTAAAGTAATTTTCTTACCATCAATAAAGCCATCACCTGAAATAGTACTGCCGTGACTGTAGCCGCGCTTTTCGCTTTTAGCGCGCACAGTAATATCAGCAGCACCGTCAAAGCTGTAGGCATATGGCAGGGCAGTTCCATTGATAATAAGCTGTTCTGTAGGCTTTACCTGCTTACGTACAGGAAAATATTCACGTCTTATGATCGTCACTTTATCACCCCCGCACACCCATAGCCAAAGAATATTGAATATCCTCCATAAAGGTATCGTAATCAGCACCGGTATTAATATCACCATAATTAATTATTTCAACATTAGCACCATCACCTGAAGAAGCTCCAAAGTCCACACCATCAAACAAAAAGCTGGTGATCTTTTGCAATACGCTGCTGCGCAGAGGCAGTACCGCTTCAGGATAAGATTTTTCACCAATCAGCGCATGAGTAGGCGCAGTAACAACGCCACCGGCAGCAAAGTTCTTTGTACCAAGTCCATTTGCACCAAAATCAAACTTACTCATTTCCTGAATTCCGCCGCCAAAACTTGTAAGAGTTTTGCTTGCTGTTCCAATACCAGCGGCAGCACTCAACCCGGATGTTAAAAGACCCGTAGCAATTCCAGACGCGCCCGGCTCTACAACCAGTTTCAGCCACGCCGCAGGCGCAAGTGATGTCGCCATTGCAGCCCCCTGTGCTGCTACAGCAGCAGTTTCCTGTCCCATCATCATCTTGCTAAGGGCAGCTGCAGCTACTCTTTGTGCCTGCCATTGAAGAAACATTTTTACAATTTCTTTGCCCAAATTCTGCAAAGTTTTTCCAAAATTCTGCCCATCAACAATAGCATTAGCAAATCCTTGTGCCAGCCCATCCTTTAAAGTGTTAGCTGCTTCCAGTGCAAAACTTGCATATGACTGTTCAGCTTCAAGCCGCCAGTCATAATACTGCTGCATCAATTCCTGCTTTTCAGCCTGATTTTGTAAAAAGGCAGCCTTTTCTTCATCCAAATAAGCAATATACCGTTCCAGTTCGCCCTGCTTTTGCATTTCATCCAAATCAGCCTTAAAAGCCTGCAGCAACGTAGCCTGTGACATCAGCTGTTCATTCATGTCTTTGTTGATCTGAATTTGGGATGCTGCAGCTTCCTGCTCTGTAGTAACCTGCGCAGCCTTTCTTTGTTCAAGCATTGCTAACGCATTGGCGATAACAGTATCATCACCGGTTTTCATGGCACGTTCATATAACTGCTGCGCTTCAGTTGCGGCATTAGCAAATTTATTTTTCCATTCATCAACGGCAGCTATACGCTGATCCCGTTCTTTTACAATATTGGCATATACCTGATCGAATTCACTTAACCCGCCAATTTTAATATCCATCGTGAAGTTATTAAAATCACGCTGCATATCCAAAGTTTTCTCTTTGGCAGTATTAAGCTGCTCATTGATCCTGTCTATTTCCCGGCTGATTTTATCTATACCGGAATTTTTGCCACTTTTTTTACTGCCGCCTGCCGCTGTTGTTGAACCGCTCGTCAAGCCTAACGCATCAGGCGAATCAATCTTAATGCCCGAACTTTGTTCAGTTGGTGCATTGATTGACGAAGCACGAAATTCTTTCTTCACTCTATTACTGTCCGCAAGCTGCTGATTCGCTTTTGCAGCTTCAATAGTAGCCTGTGCCGCTTTTTGTGTATTGGCCGCCCATTCTTTTGCCTGCACTGCCAAATCACTGCTGACATTGACAATAGAAAATAACTTGTCCAAAGCATTCGCTGCAAATATTACAGCCCCGGCAAAAGCAT